CCTACACAGGCTCAGCCGTACGGGTACAGCGAGCTGACAATGTGGGCGGTACAACTGACATCGGTTTCAATGCTGACGGAGGGCTCGACACTGATGCCTTGACTACAGCGGCAGCTGGTAACAGTATGGTAGTGACGACCTGGTTTGACCAGTCGGGCTCAGGAAACGATGCTACACAACCTAGCTCACTCTTGCGTCCTAAGATTTACGACGGGGCAACGGCGAGCGTGGTGACGGAGAACGGGAAACCTGCGGTTCAATTCTCAGCGTTATTTTCTTTAGATATGGCCACACGTTTAACACAGGTGCAAAGTAATTTCAGCGTTCGCGAGAATATAACGACGGGTGCGAGTGTTGATTTTTTATATGGAGATACAAGCACCGTGGATTATCACGCAGGAGGTACAAACATATATTTAGATACTTTGTATTCAAGCACGGATGTCAGAAACGGGTCGAACTTTGTAAATGGTCAAAGTCAAAGTTTCACAACAGCCAACACAGCGACAACCTCTAGCGTTTTGTTATCTATGATTCATTTGAGTAATACGGCAAGAATCTCGCAAATTTGTCAAGATAGAACTATAACAAATCGAAGCTGGAACGGTAAAATTCAAGAAATTTTGATTTATGAATCAGACCAATCGGGAACACCGCAAGCAGGAATCGAAGCGAACATCAACTTCTTCTACGACATCTATTAATGAAACCGAAAGTCATCCCTATTACGCAGAAGCCTAAAGTAGAAAGCAATATCTTTACGTATTACAACATCAATAAACAAAAATGAGTAATTACCTAATCGTACCTCCCGAAGGAGGGCTTACATCTGAGGAGCGAGCAGCAGCTATCTCACGTCAGTTGTACTGTATCACCCGTCCAGAATCTATCCAGAACCCTGACGAGGCAAACTTCAATCTATTCGGCTCTGTCATCCACCCTACTACAGGGGAGGCGGCGCTATCTATTATTTTGGATTGGCTTATCTATGTCAACGCAGCGGTAGATTTGACTGAGCTACAGCTCTTGTTTCCCCTTATGCCAGAGGCGGAGAAAGACGCGCTCACCACAACCATCACGACATCTCCTACAGTGGTCTTCGATACCATCATTCCGACTGAGTGTACGGTGCGCGACCAAGCTTATATGGAAGCCAACGGATGGTTCCCACCAGAGCCAGAAGAAGTAACTGAGGACCAAATTGGAGAAATCGTTGAGTAATGGCTAAGCATACACACGTATTTAAGACGCCCGCCTTTTGGTTTGCCTTTAATAACGGCGAAGAAGTAAAGGGTAACCCGCGCAATAACTACGGGTATGCCTCTAAGGGCGAGCTCAGCACAGGGCAAGAGTACTTGGACGTCTTTGATACTGAAGAAGAAATGGCGGCTTATATAGACCTTCAGGTCGGGGAGCCTGGGTGGTATTATAAGTGCGAGAACCGCATTCCCTACCCGCCAAACCCCAACGAGTGGAAATGCCCTGAAGAAGAGTAAACACCATCCAATGAAATTTAATTCTAATCCTACTGTCGATACCAATGTTGAATACAAGCTGATTGAAAGCGGCGAAGAGAATGAAGAAAGTATGAATTATGAATTGATTAGCGTAGCGGTGGGTGCGGTAAGCGGAATAATCGGAACTTACGTAAAGATGGAGAACGAGCTCACCAAGATAAAAAGTCGTTTGATTAGCTTGGAGAAGCAAGAAACACGCGTGCAGCAAAGCCTAGACGTTTTGCTTGATGGTGTAAATGAGATTAAGATTCTACTCGCTAAGAAGGGTATTGAATGAGGGACATCAATCGAATTATCCTGCACTGCTCTGCCACACCAGAGGGCAGGGGGGTAACCGTTGACCAAATAAGGAGCTGGCATTTATCAAACGGGTGGGACGATATAGGCTACCATTTCTGTGTGTATGCAGACGGCTCTGTACATCGAGGGAGGGACCTTGATAAATCGGGAGCCCATACCTACGGACACAACAAAGACTCAATCGGAGTGTGCTATATTGGTGGTGTAGATAAGGATATGAATCCCAAGGATACTATGACTGAAATGCAGGATATAGCAGTTCTTGAGCTTGTTAAAAGTTTACGCCTTATTTTTGGGGAGTTAAGTCTTCACGGACATAATGAGTTTTCAAGTAAGTCCTGCCCTTCGTTTGACGTGCAGGAGAAGTACAAATTCTTAAACAAACAGATATGAATTTTTTTACGCAATTTTGGAGTGAGATTTTGCTCGCTGGTATTACAGCGGCTGGTACGATTACTGCTTTGACAGAGACCGAGAAGGACGATAAAATCGTCAATGTATTATCTCGTATCCTCAACGCGGTAGTTATGGGCAAGAACCGCCGNAACNNNTAAGGACCTATGCCTAAGATTAGCACATACGGAACCGTTACACCTAGTCCGTCTGACTTGATTGTAGTTAGCGACGCTAATGATTCTAACGCTACCAAGAATATTAGGGTGGATTCTTTGTCTTCGGCGACAGCGCCCACCTACTATATCGACGCGTATTCAAATACAGAAGCTACAACGACTATTGCGGCTGCGGACACTTATGTGGATTTAAATGTGACGCTCTCTCAGGGTTTAGCCGACGGGTATACTGCTTCAGGCAACTTGGTAACAAATAGCAACGCGCCTCAGACTACTTTGCTTTCGCAAGTAACTGTATTTATGTCGCTTAGTGCTGGCAATAACAATGTTATCACATCTCTATTGTCTAATAATGGAGTTGATATAGTAGCTTCTACACAAGACGTAACTGCTCCTGGTTCGGGTGACGACTTTGTTTTGACTATGACGTGTATTACAAATTTAGCCCACAATCAATCGCTAAAGGTTCGAGTAAAAAATAGCGTCGCGACAAATGTTGTTTGTAAGCACGTAAACTTCGTGGTTCATTCTATCTAGTCTATGCTTATCCGTAAGATATCTGTAGGCCCTGACTATAAGTCAGCGATGCATTACTTGCTAGGCCAAGAGGTTCTCGGAGGCAACTATAAAATACACCTCATTAAAGTAGAGGATAAATCAAATTCAATTCAAATATGGATAGAGCGCAATAATGAGATAATTCTTTGGAAGCATTTTTCTCATACGATGCCGCTATCTGTAGAGTACAACATTAATTTTTAATGAGGTCACCAGACGCGTTTATAGTAAAACCAAAAGACAATACCAGATACGATAATAAACGCAAGGCAAAAGACCTTGACTTTATTGTTAGCTCATCGCAAGAAGACCACAGGTTTTCTAATCGATACGGTATCGTTCAATCTACCCCACTTTCTTACTCAGGACCTATCGAGCCAGGGGATACCCTTCTAGTTCATCATAACGTATTTAAGTATTATTACGATATGTATGGGGTTCAAAAAAGCGGACGTAGCTACTTTCAGGACGACCTTTTCTTTGTAACCGACGACCAGTTTTTTTTGTACAAGAAAGACGACAGGTGGCAGGCTCACGGTAAGTATTGTTTTGTAGAGCCTGTAGAAGAAAAGGAGTCTTGGATAGGAAAGTTTTCTAAGGAAGAACCTCTTATCGGTCGCCTTAAATATGGCAACGAACAACTTCTTTCTCTTGGTGTAAATGAAGGCGACGAGGTGTCATTCCTTCCTGATAGCGAGTACGAGTTTACGGTGGACGGCGAAAAGCTATACCGTATGTTTACTGATAACATAACCCTAGTACTATGAACGCGAAAGAGCTAAAAGAAAAGATTATAGCTGCGGGCCATAGAGCGGTAGAACAGCTTATCAAGGTGGCTAAAGAAGACATCATCAAGCCAGACCTAGAAGATGAGCTGGCTGCCGACAGGCTAAAAAACGCGGCTGCCACTAAAAAACTTGCTATATTCGATGCGCTGGAAATACTTAACCGCATTGAACAGGAGCGAGAAAATTTAGAGGCAATGGCTAAGCGCGGCGACTCCTCTACCAATACAAAGCAAGGGTTTGCAGAACGAAGGTCAAAATAAACTGCTTATTCAGCTCGAAGGTGTAGTGCCTAAAAATGTTCTTGCCAGAAAAAACCGCGCAAAAAACTGGGAGTACGGATATAACGAAGACTATGACTTTGTAGTCATTTCAAAAGACGGAACGGTAGGTGAAGTAGTCGAGATACAGGGTGTGCGCATCGCCCTGCCTATGGTGGTTTCAGACCCGATACAGCGCAGTAAATCTAAGAAAGAGCAGTACTGGCAACCGCTAGAATACCCCAAGGAGCTTACACGTATCAAGACTATATTTCAGTGGAATGAGATGCCCGCTGATTTTAAAGATAGGTGGGTAGACTTTGTGGAGCGCGAGTTCGATAGGCGCGAAAATGGCGCGTGGTTTATGAATGACGGAGTGCCGACGTACATAACGGGCTCCCACTACACGTACCTCCAATGGACTAAAATCGACGTGGGTCTTCCTGACTTCCGAGAAGCCAACCGTATATTCTATATTTTCTGGGAAGCGTGTAAAGCTGACGTGAGGTGTTTCGGTATGTGTTACTTAAAGATACGTCGTTCAGGGTTTTCGTTTATGGGGTCGTCAGAGTGTGTAAACATAGGTACGCTAGCTAAAGATGCTCGCGTGGGTATACTTTCTAAAACGGGTGCTGACGCTAAGAAGATGTTTACAGACAAGGTGGTTCCTATATCGGCTAACTACCCGTTCTTTTTTAAACCCATACAGGACGGTATGGACAAGCCGAAAACAGAGCTTGCCTACCGAGTTCCCGCGTCTAAGATTACCAAGCGTAATATGTACCTCGATGAGGATAACGAGCTAGACGGCCTTGACACCACTATTGACTGGAAGAATACGGCTGACAACAGCTATGACGGAGAGAAGCTCTTGCTTTTAGTTCACGACGAGAGCGGTAAGTGGGAAAAGCCAGAGAATATCCTCAATAACTGGCGCGTCACAAAAACTTGCCTACGTCTAGGTAGCCGAATTATAGGGAAGTGTATGATGGGCTCTACCTCCAACGCTTTAAGCAAGGGCGGTGGCAACTACAAGACCCTATACACCCAATCTGATGTAAGCAATCGTAACGCTAACGGTCAGACGAAGAGCGGTATGTACAGCCTTTTTATTCCTATGGAGTGGAACTTTGAAGGCTATATCGATAGGTATGGTATGCCTGTATTTAGGAAGCCGCTTCACGACGTCAAGGGAATTGATGGCAACCCTATTAAGATGGGTGCTATCGAGTACTGGGAGAATGAGGTGGCTTCACTCAAGAATGACCCCGACGCCCTCAACGAGTTCTATCGTCAATTTCCGCGTACTGAGTCTCACGCTTTTCGCGACGAGAGTAAGCAGTCTATATTCAATCTAACCAAGATATACCAGCAGATTGACTATAACGACGAGATGATAAAGGAGCACTATTTAACTAGGTTCTTTTCACTGGAAAAACGGAAAAAGATAGCCAAGTTATATGGACGCCAGAGCGTAACGGTCGTTTTCTTTTGGGGTGGACGCCTCCCGCTAGGATGCAAAACCACGTCGTTATTCGTAACGGGATGAAGTACCCTGGCAATGAGCATATCGGCTCGCTGGGGTGTGACCCGTACGATATCTCGGGTGTCGTAGGGGGGAGGGGCTCAAACGGCTCTCTCCACGGGATGACTAAATTCAATATGGACGACGCTCCGAGTAACGAGTTTTTTTTAGAATATGTAGCTCGTCCGCAGACGGCTGAGATATTTTTTGAAGAGGTACTGATGGCTTGCGTTTTTTATGGTATGCCTATCCTTACGGAGAATAACAAACCAAGGTTACTTTACCATTTCAAGAACAGGGGATACCGTAAGTTTTCAATGAATCGTCCCGACAAGAAGTTTAATAAACTATCGAAAACTGAGAAGGAGCTGGGTGGTATACCAAATACGTCGGAAGACGTTAAGCAATCTCACGCATCTGCTATCGAGACATATATCGAGAAACACGTCGGTATTGATATGGAAGGGACGTACCGAGAACAGGGCGATATAGGTACTATGCCATTTACTAGGACGCTCGAAGATTGGGCTAAGTTTGATATCAACAACAGGACTCGATTTGACGCCACGATAAGCTCGGGATTGGCTATTATGGCTAACCAAAAACACATCTATCAGCCTGTTGAAAAGCAATCGAAATTATCCGTTACCTTTGCTAGATACAACAATCGTGGAAATATAAGCGAACTAGTTAAATAATGAGAGATGTTCAGGTTAACATAGCATCTGCCTCGTTCCCTACCCAATTTGTGTCTGACGCTGAAAAAGCGACCTATGAGTATGGATTGCAGATTGGACAAGCCATTCAATATGAGTGGTTTAAAAGGGATGGAAACGGTTGTCGTTTTTACAGTCAGTGGAGGGATTTTAATCGACTCCGACTGTATGCTCGCGGAGAGCAATCTATTGCTAAATATAAAAGCGAACTCTCGGTCGATGGCGACCTTTCTTATTTAAACTTAGACTGGACTCCAATCCCCATCATTCCTAAGTTTGTAGATATCGTAGTCAACGGTATGTCAGACCGCTTGTTTGATGTAAAAGCTTACGCTCAAGACGCTATGTCGTCGGCTAAACGCAGTAAGTATCAGGATATGATAGAGGCTCAGATGGTTTCTAAAGACCTTTTGATGCAGGTGCAAGAAGGGTTTGGGGTTGACCCATTTACCGTATCTCCTGACGAGCTCCCTAATAGCGATGAAGAGCTTTCGTTGTATATGCAACTTAACTACAAACCTGCTATCGAAATAGCAGAGGAAGAAGCTATTAACACACTTTTAGAGCAGAATAAATATAACGATACCCGACAGCGCGTAGACTACGACCTTACGGTGCTAGGCGTCGGTATGGTTAAGCACGAGTTCCTCAAGGGCGACGGAGTGCAGGTAAAGTATGTAGACCCCGCAAATGTGGTCTATAGCTATACCGAAGACCCGTTTTTTCAGGACAACTTCTACTGGGGAGAGATTAAGACGGTGCCTATCACTGAGCTTATCAAGATAGACCCTACGCTGACTACGGACGACCTAAAAGAGATTTCAAAGCATTCTCAGAGCTGGTACGATTATTACAATGTACAGCAGTTTTATGATAATGATATCTTCTATCAAGATACCACAACCCTTATGTACTTCAACTACAAGACAACGCAAAAGTTTGTCTATAAGAAGAAGGTGATGGATGGCGGAGGCGCTAAGGTGGTTGAGAAAGACGATACCTTTAACCCGCCAGAAGAGATGATGCAGGAGGGTCGATTCGAAAAAATCGAAAAGACTATCGATGTATGGTATGAGGGTGTTATGGTAATGGGGACCAATATTATTCTTAAGTGGGAGATGGCGGAAAATATGGTCCGTCCTAAATCTGCATCTCAGTATGCCGTACCTAACTACTTGGCCTGTGCGCCACGTATGTACAAAGGCAATATCGAATCATTGGTTCGACGTATGATTCCTCTGGCTGACCAGATACAGATTACCCACCTCAAATTACAGCAGGTAATGTCTCGCATCGTCCCTGACGGTGTGTTTATTGATGCTGACGGACTTAACGAAGTCGACCTAGGTACAGGCAACGCATACAATCCCGAGGACGCTTTACGGCTTTACTTCCAGACAGGTAGCGTGGTGGGGCGTAGCTATACGCAGGACGGTGAGTTTAATAACGCACGAGTCCCTATCCAACAGCTCACCAGTAACTCAGGGCAGTCTAAAATTAGCGCTTTGATTGGGAACTACAATCACTATCTCAATATGATACGTGATATCACTGGTCTCAATGAAGCGCGTGACGGCTCTATGCCTGACCCTAACTCTCTAGTCGGCGTACAGAAGCTAGCGGCGCTCAATTCTAACGTAGCCACTCGACATATCTTGGACGGCAGCTTATTTATCTTGAAGTCGTTGGCGGAAGCTTTGTCGTGTAGGGTAGCTGACATATTGCAGTATGCGGACTTTAAGGAAGAGTTTGCAAATCAAATCGGCAAGTACAATATATCTATACTTAACGATATCAAGGATTTGTATATCTACGATTTCGGTGTCTTTATTGAGATTGCCCCCGACGAAGAGCAGCGGGCTATGCTTGAGCAAAATATCCAGATGGCTTTGTCTAAGAACGACATCAACTTAGAGGACGCTATCGATATCAGAGAGATTAAGAATATCAAGCTAGGTAACCAACTCCTCAAGCTCAAGCGCAAGAAGAAGCAAGAGCGCGAGGAAGCTATGCAACTTCAACAGCAGCAGATGCAGGCTCAGCAGCAGTTCGAGTCGCAGAAGTTAGCCACGGAGGCTCAGATGATGAAGATACAGGCTGAAGGTCAGCAGAAAGTGCAGATTAAGCAGGCCGAGGTGGCTTTTGATATTGAGCGTATGCAGATGGAAGCCCAGCTTAAAAACCAGTTGATGCAGCAGGAGTTTAATTACAATATGCAGCTCAAGGGTGTTACTGAGGAACTTATTGCTGGGCGAGAGGATATGCGTGAAGACGCTAAGGCAAAGCGTATCAGTCAGCAAAATACAGAGCAGTCGAAACTAATCAATCAGCGTAAGAATAACTTACCGCCTATCAATTTTGAATCAAATGAGGATAGCCTTGATGGCTTTGACCTTGCTGAATTTGAGCCACGATGAGGTCGGTAAAAAATAATTATCTTCGCACAAATTAAATACAATGGAAATTAAAGTACGAGACCTAGGCGCGGTAGAAGAGAAGTCTGTTGCAGAAGTGGAGCAGGAGCTTCTTGAAAAGCACGAAGCCGAAGTAAGTGGTGAAACACCTGACGAGCCAGTAGCTGAAACTGTGTCGGAACCGACACAAGAAGAGCCCGCTGGTTTAGATGAGGAACAAGTTCTTTCATTTCTAAAGGACCGATACGGAAAAGAGATTAACACCGTAGGGGAGCTATTCGAAGAGCGCGAGTCCGCGCCCGAACTACCTGAAGATGTAGACGCTTATTTCCGTTTCAAAAAAGAGACGGGTCGTGGGCTCAAAGACTTTGTTGAACTCAACAAGGACTATGACGAAATGAATCCTGATGCACTCTTAGCGGACTACTATCTCGCTACGGAAGACGGCTTAGATGCCGACGATGTAAAGAGTATGGTAGATGATTTCAGTTACGATGCAGACCTCGATGAGGAGTCTGTCATCCGTAAGCGAAAGGTCGCTAAGAAGAAAGAGGTTAATAAGGCTAAGAAATATTTCTCAGACCTTCAAGAGCAATATAAGGTACCGCTTGAGTCAAGCGGGAATCCTTTGTCTGGCGAAGAGAAAGAAAATTTTGAAGCCTATCAACAATACGTGAAGGAGTCTAGTAGTGTCCAACAAGAAAACGCTCGTCGTAACGAGTGGTTTCGGGATAAGACTGACGAAGTTTTTTCTGATGGATTCAAAGGTTTTGAATTTAAAGTCGGAGATAAGGACGTCACTTTTAACCCAGGGAACGCTAGCGAGCTGAAGAAAAACCAGACTGACATTATGAACTTTATAAATAAGTTTATGGGTGACGACGGTTTGATTCAGGACGCAGCAGGATACCATAAGGCTTTGAGCGTTGCAATGAATCCTTCTAAGTTCGCCCAGTTCTTTTATGAGCAGGGCAAAGCTGACGGAGTCGAAAACATCAGTCGTAAATCCAAAAATATAAATATGGATTCGCGAAAGGTGCCTGAGACATCGAGGAAGGACGGAATGCAAATTCGGAATGTAAATTCTGATTCGGGACGCGGACTAAAAATTAGGAGCGCCCGTAGAGTATAATTTTTAAAAACAGAAAAAATGGCTGTATTGACAAACCCTGGGTTTGATTTAACCCCAGCACCAGAGCAAAAAGCTTTGGCGTCAAATTATATCACTGACTTTAATTTCTTGAACCAGTATCTTCCTGATACGTACGAGAAAGAATTCGAGCGCTATGGAAACCGTACTATCGCTGGTTTCTTGCGTATGGTAGGAGCGGAGATGCCTTCTAACTCTGACCTCATCAAGTGGGCTGAGCAAGGACGTTTGCATATTAAGTATGACGCTTGTGTTACAGCAACTGCTGACGGAGCGGATGTTGCAACGTGGACTATCACTCTTCCTGCTAACACTGCTAATAGCGCTTTGCGTGTAGGTCAAACTATTATGATTTCTTCTGCGGCAGGAGCTGCTACGCTTAATAACAAAGCTGTTATTACTCAGGTAGACGCCGTTGCTGGTGGAGCTTTTAATATTAACGTAGCTTACTATGAGGCTGGCGGTCAGGCTGCTGGTATGCAAGCGTCAACTGCTTGTAGCATCTTCGTTTATGGTTCTGAGTTTGCCAAAGGCACAACTGGTATGGTTGGTTCTTTGGAAGCTGAGGACAACTTCTTTGAGAATAAGCCAATTATCTTGAAGGATAAGTACGCTGTCAACGGTTCTGATATGGCTCAAATCGGTTGGGTTGAAGTAACTTCTGAAAACGGAGCTACTGGATACCTATGGTATTTGAAGTCTGAGCACGAGACACGTCTTCGTTTCGATGATTACTTGGAGACTGCTATGATTGAAGCCGTCCCTGCGGAAGTAGGCTCGGGTGCTTTGGCAGCTTTGAGTTCTCAAGCAACAGCGGGACTTGCTGGTAACACCGCCGCAGGTTCTGAAGGTGTCTTCTATGTAGTTAACAGCCGAGGAAACGTATTCCAAGGTATCCCAACTACGTTGTCTGAGTTTGACACTATCATCCAGCGATTGGATAAGCAGGGTTCTATCGAAGAGAATGTAATCTTCGTTAACCGTGACTTCTCATTCGCTATCGACGATATGTTGGCTGCTCAGAACTCTTATGGAACTGGTGGTACTTCGTACGGCCTCTTCGACAATGACGAAGAAATGGCGTTGAACCTCGGTTTCCGTGGCTTCCGTCGTGGTTATGACTTCTATAAGTCTGACTGGAAGTACTTGAACGACCCAACTATGCGCGGTGGTTTGAATGGCGGTAAGGTAGACGGATTGTTGGTGCCAGCTGGCTCAACAACTGTATACGACCAGATTATGGGTAAGAACGCTAAGCGACCTTTCCTCCACGTTCGGTACCGAGCTTCAGAAACTGAAGACCGTCGTTACAAGACTTGGATTACTGGTTCTGCTGGTGGAGCACGTACTAGCGACCTCGACGCTATGGAAGTCAACTTCCTGTCTGAGCGAGCTGTATGTACGCTCGGCGCGAACAACTTCTTCTTGTTCCGTGACTAATCTCTGAAAGGGAGGGGGCAGCAAAACCCCCTCCCCTTTTTTCTTATAAATTCTTAATTCAATAAAATGAAAAAACAAGCTCAACTCGTAGACAAGGTCTACAAGCTTAACCGCGACGTGGCACCGCTAACTTTTGCGCTGTCTTCCCGCAACACCTCCCGTAAGCCACTTATGTATTTTGACGGACAAGTCAATCGCGCTTTACGGTATGCTCGCAATCAGAAAACTCCATTCGAGGACGAGCAAGACGGAAACTTTATTTTAGAACCAATCGTCTTTGAAGACGGGTTCCTTTCGGTACCAAAAGAAAACCAGGTGCTACAGCATTTTTTGAGTCTGCACCCTGACTCAGGCTCTACCTTTTCTGAAGTCAATAAAGAGAAGGACGCTCAGGAAGAGCTAGACCATATGGTTGTCGAGGCTGACGCCTTGGTAGCTGCGCGTAAGATGAGTGTGACAGAGATGGAGATGATTGCTCGGGTGCTCCTAGAGATTGACCCTAGTAAACTCTCTTCTGCTGAGCTCAAACGCGATATCTTAATCCTAGCTAAGCGATACCCTTCTGACTTCTTAGAAGCGCTAGAAGACCCCTCTTTGGACCTGTACGGCAAGGTGTCATTAATCCTTGAAAAAGGGCTTTTGGGTATGCGTAATAACGGACGCGATATCCACTTCAACTTGAAGACCAATAAGAAACGTATGATGACGGTTCCTTTTGGTGAAGACCCGAAGTCTGCTATCGCGGCTTACTTGCAGAGCGATGATGGTATCGAGGTATTGAAGATGCTTGACAAGCAGCTAGAGTGATTTTTTAAAAGACCTATCTTTGGTCTTTATTCATCCATAAACATTTTTTCAAATGGAAAAGTATCTAAGTATCCCTGTAACAAGCAAGGGAAATCAACTAGTCAGCTGTAATGGCATTTTGAGTATTTATAGCGCAACTGCAACAGCAACTACTGTCGTTATTACGTACAAATCAGGAACTACAGCAACTATTACATCTGCTGCTCAGGTTAATTATGATATGCGCAATCAGATTCAAAATGAAGTGGCCCTGGCTTTAGCCACTGGTTGGACCAACGTATCTCGTGAAGTATCTCCTGTTAAGGTGGTTTCTGGAATCGTAGTAGCTTAATGATTATGGAAAAGTTTTTAATCCTTCCAAATCTCCCCGTTGTTTCGGGGACAGCTAGCGCTCCAGTCCCGCTCTCGAACGGCACTACAGATGGCGCTGCAGATGGGTTTTTAGTTGATACAGCTGCAACATTTGTTACTGATGGAGTGGTTGCGGGCGATGTCGTCGTTAATATTACTTCAGGTGGTGTTACTACGGTTCTCACTACACCTACTGTGGATGGCGATAATCTAGCGATTACTAACGCAGAGGTGGACTTCTTTGAGTCAGGCGATAAGTATCGAATTATGCTTGCTGCTGACGCAAATAAACTTGTTGATACAGGAACTAGTTTTACAACTGATGTTTCGGTTGGCGATGTGGTGTTAAACGGAAATAAACAAGAGGCTACTGTAGTTACTGTTGACTCTGATACTCAGCTTACACTCAGCGCTCCTATTATTAGTACGGCTCCCGCAGTTCCTGATGCTGACGGCTACTATATTTATAGCGAAGGCGACAATGACGGAGATGTTTTGTTGCCTATTACAGGTATTGCAGATGTAGAGTACCTTGGCGTTGGGGCAGAAAGCATTACTTATATTGACCAGACTGGCGCTGGCGCTTTAAACTCTAAGACAATAGCCCATACAGATGATGGTTCTCTTTATGATTTTCATAACGCTTTAACTAGCGCTATTGTAAACGCGTATGAGCGTCAATGGAAAGACGTATCTATCCCATTGGTTCTGCCTTCTGGAATGCGTATTTTAGCAGTTGTATAGCGTAATTAAATCACGTTTGGTTTTTAGTAAAGGGGTCACAAATAGTGGCCCCTTTTTTTGATTTATCTTTGTCAAAAGCGTCCCTATGATAAATTCGGTAAGGAATACAGTATTATCTATACTGAACAAGAATAATTTCGGGTATCTCTCTCCAGCAGATTTTAATCTATATGCCAAGCAGGCACAGCTCGAGATATTTGACCAGTACTTCTACGACTATAACTACCAGATTAACAAGGAGAATATCCGCCAGTCAGGAACGGGTTATGCCGATATAGCAAGAAGCCTGGAAGAGGTCATCGATACGTTCTCTACGGTAGCTAATTTTACTACCAATACGTTTGCTCTTCCAGCGGATTATTTTCTTCTCAATAAGCTACTCCCTACAGGAAGCAACTACGAGATGGAACAGGTGTCGAACTCAAAGATTAATCTTCTTCTTTCTTCATACCTTACCGCTCCTTCGCTAAGTTTTCCTGCATATGTGCAGAATGGAAATAACGCTACGGCATATCCCGCCACCATCACTTCTGGAACGATTCAATATATCCGTTACCCACTAGAGCCCAACTGGACGTATTCAACTCTGACGGCAGGTGAGCCTGTATTTGACCAAGGTCAAGCTGACTACCAAGATTTTGAGTTGCCTGCTGATGACGAGCCTCGATTGGTCAATAAGATTTTACAGTACTCAGGGGTATCGATACGTGAGATGGATGTTGTGAATTATTCACTGGGACAAGAACAGCTAGACGACCAAGCAAGCAAGTAATATGGCATACCTAACTCAATACCAATACTACGAGAACGCTGGAGCTTCGCCTGAAGACGCGAACTGGGGTTCATATCAATACGTGAGTTTGCGCGATATCGTCAGCAACTACCAGCTTATGTACAGCGGTAATAGCGAGCTAGTTAACGAGAAGTCTCGGTACAAGATTTTGTTTCACGCTAAGCGTGCGATACAGGAGCTCAACTACGATGCGTTTAAAGAGATTAAGGTATTACAGCTCAACGTATCGGATGACTTGCGGTTTATCCTTCCTAGTGACTATGTCAACTGGGTTCGGTTATCTATGTTTAAGAACGGAGTAGTATTCCCCTTGACTGAGAATATTCAAGTTACTAGCGCACAGGCTTACCTACAAGACTCCAACAACCGAATTTTATTTGACGAGACAGGGGCTGCACTAAAGCCAGAGTTTTCGCCTATTGATGAGGCTAGGCTGAATAAGACCTTGAAGTCTATGTACCTCAACGAGAATAGTCCATATAACGGCTACGAGGGGTGGTGTATCGATGGGATGTGGTATTTTGATTTCCCTGTTGGTGGCGCGGCATTTGGCCTTAATACAGAGACGGCTAACGCCAATCCTACGTTTCGTATTGACCCGAAGTCTGGAGTCATTAACTTTAGTTCGGTGATGTCGGGTGAGAGCTGCATATTGGAATATGTGAGCGATGGTATGGAGGGCGGTGATGACTCACTAATTACGGTAAACAAACTTTTCGAAGACTACGTTTATGCGTATATCTCCTACGCATTACTGAACTCACATATGGGTACACAGGAGTACGTAGTAAATCGGTCAAAGAAAAATAAATCTGCTTTACTTAGAAACGCAAAGATTCGTATTAGCAATATCCATCCTGGGCGCCTTTTGATGAACTTGCGCGGACAAAATAAGTGGATTAAATAATGGGTAACGTAAAGAGACACTTTATCAAGGGGCGTATGAACAAGAGCGTCGACGAGCGTCTTGTTCCAAACGGAGAGTATATCAACGCATTGAATGTGCGTCTCGGCTCTACAGAGGGGTCTGAAGTGGGTTCTGTAGAAAACTCCAAGGGCAATACTCAGCTCACTACCTTACAGTACAAAGGCGTTGATTTAAGCGACTCGGCTCAGTGCATCGGTTCATTTGAGGACGGTGTTAATGAGACCATTTACTGGTTTATCCACGACGGTGCTAACGCCACTTCTTCTACAGGGGTAGTAGATATGATTGTCTCGTACAACACCAATAGCGACCTTCTTGTATACCACATAGTCAGCACCAGTATACTTAGCTTCAACCCTACGTTTCTCATCACTGGCGTTAACAAGGTTGAGGACCTATTGTTCTTTACGGACGACACCAACCCTCCACGTAAGATTAATGTCACGAGAAGCTATCTCGAGCCAACGGCAGGTCACGTCGACCAGATTACGGAGGACGATATTTCGGTCATTAAGAAGCCGCCAAGGAAAGCTCCTACGCTTCAACTTATAGATGTACCTGGTGAAGAGAATTATCTGGAAACTAATTTCATTTCGTTTTCGTACCGATACAAGTACATAGACAACGAGTATAGTGCGCTTTCGCAGTTTACCGATGTGGCCTTTGAGAGCAGTCCGTTTAGTTTAGACCCTGACACTAACTTTAACGACGGGATGCTTAACCGCTATAACACAGCGGTAGTGGGCGTTAATACTGGCGGGGCAGACGTAATTGGCATTGACATATGCTTTAAGCTGGGTAACGACTCCGACGTGCGGGTAATGCAGAAGTATATTAAGGAAGAGTCTGGATGGCCTGATGGTGTGGTGCAAACCGTCAACTTCACTAACCAGCAGATATATACGCTGCTGCCTTCATCCGAGATATTGCGACTATACGACAACGTACCTCTCGTTGCTCAGGCTCAGACCGTTATGGGGAACCGCTTGATGTATGGTAACTACGAGGATGGCTATGACTTGACTACCGCTACAGGGGGGCGTATTGACACCAACTATACGGTGGAGCGAATTTCTCAAAATCTTACTACAACTTTAAGTTTAGGTTCGCAAAACAACGGAGTTGATTACACGATAGATACAGCGTCTACCGTTACAGTCACTAACTCAGATGCTTTTATAGATTTTTCTGATATTGGTCAAGAGCTAAAAGAAGGGGGTGTATTTGGATTTGGATTTACCGTTTCGCATCAGGGTTTTTCTGGTTCAGGACAAGCTAGTACCCCTATAACGGTTAACCACCCTACATTTACGATATCGTTCGTTTTTAATCTACCTCAAGATTACAATAGCATATATGAAATGGTTAATAGCCCCGAGTTTCAAGCTCAGTTGGGTTCTAATCTATCAGCTAGCTTTCAACCTGTAGCGAACTGTTCTAGCGGAAGCACCTTTACCGATGTGTACAACTGCTCTATCACAGCCCCTTCAGGCTATACGTTAGTCACTACAGGTATTACAGACGGGTCTCAGGGGGTTTTCCTATCTAGCGAACAAGCTAATGTGGATGAGTTTTCTGTACAGATACTGGCCGCTCAGTACAACAATACCGCAACATCTAATAATCAGTACTTTGAGTATTTTTCTGTTAGTAACGTAACGTTCTCGTATCAGACCGAGCCCAGTAATAAAAGCCTTCATAGCAATCGAGACTATGAGGTTGGTATTGTCTATATGGACAAATATAAAAGGGCTACTACAACCCTTACCTCTTCTCAAAATACCGTTTTTGTTCCGCCTGTTAATAGCTCAACTATAAACAGGATTCGTACTACAATACCTATTAATATGACAGCTCCTAGCTGGGCTGACACGTATAAATTTGTACTAAAACAATCTAGAGGAGCCTACGACACGATATACTCTACGACGTATTATTATGACCCGAGCACCACGTCTTATTGGTTTCGACTGGTAGGACAAGACCAAGCGCTGGTAGAGTCGGGTACTGAGCTTATTGTAAAAACAGACGCTAATGGTACTGTGGCTGACGAGGTTAAAGTAACCGTACTGGACAAGGTGTCTCAACCCACAAACTTTCTCCATCTACTTCAGGACTCCTCAGATATACTAGAGGTCCCTGGTTTGTATATGCGTTTACGCGCTCAAGATTTTAGCATTGACACTAGCGTCAATAACTTATGTTACCCCACAGTAGTATCAAAAGCTCCACTTTCTTTTGCGGGAAGTGTAAACGTAAACTCCACAACAACAGAAAATTATATCTTTGGACAAGCGATAGTTAACTATCCTTGCTTTACTACGTCGGGGGGTGCTTATACTAGGATTCCTATAGCTCAGGGGTCTGTTGTAAGAATAAAAATAAAGTTTAGGAAAGATGACCTTGGTTTATGCGGCTTAAGCAACGGAGCTCAGTTTTGTAGGGTAACAAAAACCTTTACTGCTAGCCAGACATATACTGATATTAAAGCTTTCTGGGATGGAGAGGGGCTAGGGGCTATTATTCCTAACTCTATGAATTGTGAGGTGGAGTGCCAGAGTAGTGATGGTCAAAACCAAAATAATTATCTATCTAATCTCTACTCTACTACTGCTGGGTCTGATTCCCTAATGGTGTCCACTGCCTTGGGTGTAAATCAAATGTTTTTTTATGAGATTTCTGATGACCCATCACCAGATGCTAATAAAAGACTTTACTTACGCTGCGTAAATGGAACTCGTACGGATGCTAATTCGTTCAATACAGCTAACTCCACTGTTAAAGTAGAGATATGCGTTCAAGAGCCAGGGAGTCTTGTGGTTTTTGAAACGGTACCTAATGAAATTGCTGACGGTGTCTTTTTTGAGGGGAGTGAGAACTATGATATCGTAGGTGGATACCATCAAGGCAACATCGTAAATCAAGACGCCACGACGGAGGGTGTAGTAGAGCTTGACTTCTTCAACTGCTATGCTTTTGGAAATGGTGTTGAAAGCTATAAGATTGAGGACTCGTCTATCGGACAGTCATTTGCTTTAGGCGAGCGAACCATACTGGTATCTGCTCAGGACTTCAAGCGGGCAGACCGCTTTTCTGACATCACGTACAGCGGCGTTTATAATGACGAGAGCAACGTAAATAAACTCAACGAGTTTAACCTTGGTCTGCTTAACTTCAAGACTTTAGAAGATGTCTATGGCCCTGTTCAAAAGATGGTGGCTCGCGAGACGGACATATTGGTCTTGCAGGAAGACCGTATTTCTTACGTGCTCACCAATAAAGATGCAATTACCGATGCTGAGGGCGGCAATATCTTGACGGCAGCTCCTTTGATTTTAGGACAGCAGGTAGCTCGAGTAGAGGAGTATGGTATCTCAGCTAACCCTGAAAGCTACGCTGAGTTCGGTATGGATAAATACTTTACTGACGCTAAGCGAGGTTCTGTCATTCAGTTGCGCGGCTCTAGCTTCAGTAACGAGCAGCTCTCTGTGGTTTCTCAAGCGGGTATGCGCAGTTACTTCAGGGATTTATTCAACGCTAAGTTCAACACCCAGAAGCTCGGTGGTTATGACCCATATATGGATGAGTATGTGGTATCATCAAATGAGAACAAGCTTCCCGTTGAAACGGCTTGTGTGAATTGCGATATTAGCCAGACCATTAACTTGGCGGCGGCGGGAGACACCTCTGAGTTTTGCGTCAATTTGGGTGGGGTAGTGGGAGATGTAGTTATTGGATGGAACACACCAGCACTGGGGCCTGGGGCAGGAGCCACTACATTTAGTATAAACGCTAACTATAACGGAACCGATTACCCTAGTGGAA